TATGTTTGTGAACAGCTTCGTAAGCAAGGAACTAGAGTACCAACTATTTTTACAGATTGTCTTAAAGATACTTGTATTGCTGTTAGTAAATGTAAGATACCTGGTAAAACGCGTATATTTTCTATTTCTCCTGTGCAGTATACAATAGCTTTTAAACAATATTTTAACGATTTTATGGCATCATATCAAGATGCTAGAATAGATGCTGAACATGCTATAGGTGTAAATGTAGATTCACTCGAATGGTCGAAAATAGCAAATTATTTAACTAGTTTTGGAAATACAATTGTAGCTGGAGATTATAAGAATTATGGTCCAAGTTTAATGTTGTCATGTGTTGAAGAAGCATTTGATATAATTATGGCCTGGTATGAACGTTATGACCCCGATGAAGAGCGTCAATTGATTCGGCGAGTTTTACTATCTGAAATTCTTCATGCTAAACATTTGTGTTTAAATTTAATTTTTGGTGTTCCTTGTGGTATCCCTTCAGGTAGTCCTATTACGACACCATTAAATAGTTTAGTAAATTCTTTGTATCTCCGTTGTGCTTGGAGAGCTATAACAAAGAAATCTTTTGAAATTATGCGCGCAAATATCAAAATATTAACGTACGGTGATGATGTTTGCATAAATGTAAGTAATGAATATAAAGATATATATAATACAGAAACACTTAATAAATATTTTTTAAATTATAATATTGTATTTACAGATATAGATAAGAGTGATAATATAATAAAATACCGTACGTTAGATAATGTAACATTTTTAAAGCGTGGATTTAAGTTACATCCCAATAGTCAATCCATATTTCTTGCTCCAATAGAGGAACAGAGTATTCGTAAATGTGTTAGTTGGATCACTAAGAAAGGTGATCCTCTTGAAAATACTCTTGAGAATTGTAAGCAGGCATGTGAATTGGCTTTTGGTCATGGACCAGAATACTATAATGAAATTCGTGAACGTTTGCAACATGAGTGCTTGAAACGTCTTGGTAAGACCTTTCTAGCACCATCATGGTTTGAGAAGTCAGAAGTTTGTTATAGTATATAGGTTTATTTTAGTTTTTAAATTACTATATTTTTGTGTATATTTTTATATAGTAGGCTTCTTATATATGGGTGGGTCACGCACACCCATTATAAATAAACGCGGGCTCTGGCAGGAGTAGGAACCAACATGCGTTGTAATCCGTATCTCCCAAAGGAGTAGCTTTTGAG